ACTTGCACGAACATAAGTTCTAAAAGTTCCCACTGGGATGCTGGAGAATACGCCGTCACCAAATGTCAGCGTAATTTGATCGTTGACTCTGCTGGTAATAGAATACAATGTTCGCTGGTCAGGAGCCAACTGCTCAACTGCTCCAGCAAAAATATTGTTAACAAATGTCCATTCAGAGGCAACACTACCCACATCATCTAGTTTGTATAACCAATGATCTTGTTCGTTACAACCTTCAATATTGATAGCAACTGTTCGATTGGGAATTGCTTCAGCTAAGTTAAAATCTTGATTCTGCAACACTCCTTGTTTGAACAAGAAAAAGAATCCAGTGTTGTTACTGCCAAAACCCAGGCCATCATTTCGATACAATATGTTAAATGCACCATTTGGTTGTGGTGGTGGCTCATAGACATAAGCTTTACCAATGCTGGTTGCACTGGTAACCTCAAACGGCATGTTGACACCATCCACTACTGCGGTGTACGGAACCACTGGTAGATAGCCCGGAACTAAATTAACAGTATATTCATCGGTGCCAACGCCAAGGATTGTTTGTTTATTGCCCGGGCGACCAAATTTTTGGCTTGCGAGCAGCGACGAGTTAACAATAGTTGTAAATTGTTCTAGCCAGTTGGGGTTGGTTGGATCATTCCAGTCAATAGTTACATTGGCCAAGTTAATGCCATTGTAATCAACCACACTTTCAGTTGTGCTAACTGAAAATACCTTTAGATATCCCTGAGACGAGGTGTTACGCTTGGGTGTGTAACTGACCAAATTGGCCAGGCGCACAACTGAATCTCTTCGTTCAGCGGTGTCTAGGAAGTTTTCACGGGTATTGAGATCATTGCGGAATGCCAGTGCCTGTCCCATAAACGCCATGACATCAAGCAATGCAATAAACTCGCTTGACTCAATGTAGTCGTTAAATGTTTCAGGGTAGTAAAGACGCAGGTAGTCAACAAAGCTCTTGCGTAATGTCTCAAAATCGTAGGATTGGAAGTCGGCTTCTCTATAAGTTTGATAGAGTCTCTTCCAGTCTTCTACACCAAATATTGCGGTTTGTCGTGTTGTCTTGGCCATAGTATCTCGTTGTTTGAGTATTTATGGCCCAAATAAACTATGTACTTTTAGATAAAGCTTGCACGTCGAGATGTTTGATCAAAAAATAACGACAACCGTTCTGAAGTACTGCTTGGAACTATCATCACTTGTAGTTCGATCAGCACACCATTGTCTTGCGGGTATACTTGTGCATCTGAAATAAAAATTCGTGGATCGCCGCCGGCTACTCGTTGTAGTTCAGCTAGTATCCTGGCTGAAGTTTCTGGTATCTGACTTTCAAATACATAACTCCAGATATTTGTTCCATACTCGGGCTTTCCCACTAGGTCGCCTGGCTGAATGTTTAGTGCGTTGGAAAGATCACGTTTGACCAATTGGGCATCAGTCAGTGTGAACTTTTTGTTTTGATTGATAGTGTTAAAACCAATAAATGTAGGCATAGTGTATTTATTGTGTATTATGTGGAGTACGTTATTGGAGGGATCTTTGAATCTCCAAGAGCTGCATTGATTGCATTGTCAACAGCTTTTCTATTCACTGTGTTAGCTGCGTATCTAGCCGGAACTGCACCGCCACCGCCGCCAAACAGCCCGCCAATTGCGCCAAGGCCACCAAGATTACCTAGACTGCTTAGTCCTAGACTACCCAAGACATTTCCAAGCCCGCCTGATAATAACCCGCCAAGTCCGCTACCACCTAGTAGTCCAGTTATTCCCGACAAACCGCTTAAACTGCTAAATTGGTCTCCAAGTCCGCCAAGTCCTCGTAACGGTCCAACAATATCGCCTAGGGCTGCTGTAACCTGGCTAGTCACCTCAGTTACTGCGCCCGACAGTTGCCCAGTGACTTGTCCAATTACTTGATTTGCTTGGTTGCTTACACTTGATAACACCTGATTTACTTCACCTGTTACACTTGATAACACCTGATTAGCTTGCCCTGTTGCACTTGATACTACTGACAATGCACCAGATGCGCCAGTTGATGTTCCCAGAGTACCCAACAACTTGGTAGCATTAGTTGCCTGAGAACTAACAAAGTTCACTGCGTACTGTGCACTCTTGATTGTGCTTGAAACATCCTGTACTAGTTTATTATTTGCAACTCCGTTGACCCATTGTGTTGTTCCGCCAACCCCAAACTTGGTAGCAGACTGCACAAGCGATCCCAGTTTTTGTGCTGTTTCTGATCCAGACACTAGCCCTGTGGCTTTCAGTCCAGTTAATGCAGTAGACATTAATCCTTGTTGCACATCAGATTGCAAGTTATTATTTTTCAACAGCCCTGTTAGATTAGTAACACCATTTTGCCCAGTCCACACAGTTGGTGATGCCAAAGTTTTTAAGACTTTGTTTCCGACTGCCACTTGCTCAGGAGTAAGATTAATTTTGGCTGCTTGAGCAATGTCGGCTGCGCTTGGTATACCAGATGTTATAGATTTTAACTGTGTTACTGTACCAGGTTTGAGTAATCCAGCTGATTCCAACTGTTCTGGCTTGAATCCAAATTCGCCAATTCCTTTGTCAATGCTCACAGCATCTGCGGCTTGCCCCACAGCAGTTTTTGCTTGTGCCATTAGACTAGTCACTTCATTGGTGGACAAGTTTCCAATGGCGTCTGTTGCCGGGGTAGTCGACAACAAAGTTTGATTGTCAATTGCATCAACTACTGGCAAGTCAACAGTGGTTTCCAATGCAGAGTTAACTTCTTCTGTTTGCGGTGCTGCCTCAACATTATCGCTGGAGCCAGCACCTGTGTCGCTGTAATCCACTGTGATTGGCACCCCAAGGTTGTGATACGGGTATGGTTCATGTGTGGGGGCACGATTTACAATACTCTCAAGCTCTCCAGGTTTTACTGTCCAACCCTTGGCTGCAGAAAACGCTGTATCGTCTAGTTTGTAAAGTTGTATTGGTGTTGGGTCCAGTACCGGGGTACCAGGCACAGGCCCATTGATGTTTACCACAGCACCTTTGAGGTTTAAAAATCCGGTTGATGCCCAACTTCCAATCGTGCTTTTTACAGCAACACTTCCGGTGCTTGATATACCAACTGACATCTTGCCAACCATGGTCAATGTTTTACTGCTGTTTAAAGACATTGCACCTTTACTCTCTATTGATACTGTTTTCCCGCGCAGGTTTAATTTGCCATTGGCATTGATGTTGACGTCTTTGTCTGCGTGTAAGTTGAGAACGCCTTCAGTTCTGACGTTGACTGAATTTGATGCATACATATCAATGGTTCCCTCGGAACCCATCTCAATCCAGCTTTGGCCGTTGGCATGAATGATGTACAAACAATCACCATCATCGCTCATGGTTATTTGATGTCCTTTACTGGTTCGTATGCGAACCAGATTATCAACACCTTTAAGGTCACCGTCATCTAGTACAATGCTGTGCCCGCCGCGCCGCCCCTCAATTTGAATATCAGTTTTTTTAATTTGGCCAGCATCTAGCTTTTGTTTGATTGTTGCTTCGGTTAGGCCGCCTTGATAAATGGCCCGGCCGGGTGTGCTGATGCCAAATACTGAACTAGGACTTTCTCTTTGACTGTTGCTTGTAATTGGCCCACGAATGTTGTCCCCCAACAGTCCCTGGTTGGCCAGAATAGCAAACACATAACTGTGCACCGGTTTGGGTTGCAAGAAAAATCTTGGGTCAGCATCTACATCTTTGCTATAAAAGTTTGCCTCAACAACTGGTAATTGAGTTGCATTGGCGCCGCTTGCTAATTTTTTTTGTTCTGCATTTTGCAACACGTACTTTTTGCTGGCACCAATAGCTGGTATCATGTGGTTTGCACCATCATCTGGCACACATCCTAGATAATATCCCTGGTTTGGATCGCCAGCTACAAAGAAGCAAATAACATTAACCCCAATGTCAGGCGGGGTAAACCACATGCCATAACTTTGTTGATTGCCCTTGTAGTTGCCTGGGCCAACTGTGGTAGATGAATTGTTACCTGGGGTAACTCCGTAAAACGGAGGAATATACGACACTGTGCGCCACAGCGATTTATCGTCAGGGTTATTACCAGCAAATTGTTTAATGTATACCTGCAATCGACCACCCTTGGCCGGATCAACGTTGTTTTTGACTTCGCCAATAAAAGGACCCATCTCCGTTGGCATACCACCGCGATCAAATTTATAAGCTGCACCTCGGCCTCGACTTCGTTGTATATTACTTGACATTCTGCGGGTTTCCTATTATTCGTCTCTTACAATTCCATCTGATGCATCAGTGTATACGCCAACATCAGTGGGTAGTGTTGCGCCAACTGGAGTTGGTGGGGGTGACAATCGTTGTCTTTCTTCCACGGCATTCATTATTGCTGATCCATCGTCACTGCCCATTGGATCAGTATATACCACTTCAGGACTA